ATCCATATTTAGAAGAAGATGATTTCAAGTTTGCCAAACAATTTACAGAATAATTAGTTCTCATGAAAGGTTTAGAATTACTTATTGATGAATGCTTATCACCACAAATGGTGAACAAGCTTAATGGTCATGGTATAATAAAAATTGACCATATTAGAAATCAGATAGGTAGTTCAGAACCAGATGAGAAAGTGATTAGTTATGCTACTATCAAACACCTTATAGTGGCTACTTGTGATCACGGCGGTCATTTTTACCAAAATCTTACTGGCCCCAGTAAGCCGGGATTAATTTGGATTAGAAATGCGGATTTAACCCGTGACGAAAAAACAAAAGCCGTCCAAGAGGGAATTAATTATCTTGTTAATAAACAACTAACAACACCAATTTGCATAGAGGTAGTTAGTGAAAAAATATGGAGACACACAGCAAGAATAATTTAATCACTTATGTCTTTCAGCTATGTTTTCATATAGTTTCAAAAAATCTTGATACAAATTATATTTGCGTTCCAAATATATGGTAGCATCTTTATATAGCCAATCTAATAGTATCTTGCATTGGTGGTAGTTTTTGACCCTAATTTCACACATAATATTAATGTCTTGTTTGTGTGCTTTGGCCAAATAAGATTTTAAACCTAATTCTTTCTCAAAATAATCTTTAAGAAAATCATTTACTTGCCGAGTGCATATAAGCCCGACGTTAGGACTTTGCTTTTTCTTTGAAAGATAAATCCAACCATCCCCATCAATTAATCCACGTATAAAATGTTTATATAATGATTTATCCAACCATTCGGGAAAAACAATTTTATGTGATTTAGCCTCTACCACTCCAAGTGCGGCTAATTGCTGACTCATATGTTTGCTATGAAGATTAAGCCAAACATACTCAAAAGTTTTCCCGTTTTTGTTAGTGCGAGAATTATATTTAAGTATTTCCTCTCCGTAAAAGATATGAGACATTTTTTTAAGTATCTCCTCATCTGTTTTTGATAAATGAATAGATATTCTATTGGTTCGAAATAAATTATTTCCGTCGGCATAAATAAATCCTAAAATATAAGCCTTTTCCTCTGTGTCAATTATATCAAAATAATACTCATTAAGATCATACTTACGAGCATAGGAAAATCCCTTTCTGCTTTCGGTTTGATTATTTTTAAATAATCTTGTAAGCGCTTTTCGATGTATTCCAAGTTGCTCGGATATTTTAGTTAGAGATAATCCTTCTTGATAAAGTTTGTTAATTTCATCAATTTTGGCGTCGATTAAAATATTATTTTTAGTATTTCTTTGTTTTATTGGTTTTAGGCTCATAATTATAGTCCAGATTATGCATATACACCAAGAATATAACAACGAAAAAGCCACCTACAAGGGTGGCTTTTTCTTAATTTATTTCACCAAGTTAATTGGTGTATATGTTAGATCACGCGCCTATAACGACCGATTTTCTGCCGCAGGCTACGCCTCTTGGGTTCACTATTGCGAGCCCTATGATTTCGCTAACTACCCAACCCAATTTAAGTTGTTTTGGTTCATCTGCTGGCAAGACTTCGATGTCTTGACGAATTGGCATAACGCCTACGAACTCTGGATCACTCGCACCATATATACTTCCGGGTGGCACAATCTTGCTCACCATAATATCAGTTCCCCAAATGTGAGCATAAAGACCAGTCTGTAATACTTCTCGCATAGTTACGGGATCGAAATCTCCGCCACCTACGCCTTGACCACCACCAGAACCCCACTTTAGAATATCAGTGAATTCATTGATATTCATGAAGTATTTGGTAGTTACTAGGTCCCAACGATCAATTTGTTGTTTGATCTCAACCAAGTCTCTCTTGAGAAGACCGGCATCGGCAATATCAGTTACGGTGTTTTCCACTGAAGAAGCGGCATCCAAGGCTGCAAAGATGTTGGCATCTTCTTGAGCCATGATTTCTTGACGAGCTTTTTGAACAGCACGGTCAATAACGTTGAAACGACGACGTTTAACTTCGGCGATACGAACAGTTGGATTTGCGTAAATTTCGAATTCTGGAACTACGATACGATCACCGAAAACGCGTGATTCTGGACCGGTGCCGTTAGAAGAAATTACAACCGCGGCAACATCGATATCTCTATCGTAAGTTGGTTGCGCACCTTGTGGAAGAGGATCCACTACTAATGCACGACGAGCAATTCCATGATAATCCAAGTTTCTGCGGATTGGATTAGCCATAGCTTGAGCAAGAGCGACTTTTCCATCTTGAGTCATAATGGCTCTGGAAATGAGATCGTCTCTTTTTTCATCACTCAAAGCAGGTTGTCCAGCAAGACCTTGATTTGCTGGAACATTCTCCTCGAGAATTGAGGCATATTTAACTAAAGTTTGAAGAGCTTCGCGCATTGAACCTGCGTTTATTTGCCCTTTAGAATCGAACATATTCATAGTGTCTCCACATTTTATAAGAATTATTTGCCAGTTTTACCAGCTAACTCATTGCTTTTCAGCAAGAGTGTTAAATACATATTTTTTTATTACCAGATTTTGAAATTATTTTTTCATAAATGATATTTTTATTGAACAAAATGAAAAAGCCGGAAATTGCTTTCCGGCTCCTTCGAATTACTTATTAGCTAACTAATTTAATTAGACAGCGGTTGGATGGAAGTAAATAACTGCGTAAGCAAAAGAACGTGGACCAACAGAAGAAACATTCCCGCTCGGAGAATTCAAAGCAGCGACAAGGCTGTTTGGAGTGGTTACCAAAGAACCATTAGTTGCGAATTCAACTAGACGAGCAACAGTTACTGATCCAAGACCAGTGGCAACTGGAGTTAAGAGACCGGCGGCGGTGAAACCGACTGCGGCGCCAACATCCAAAGAGGTGTTGGTTGGCACAAGACCAGTAGTAACAGTTGTATCAACTGCATCTAAAGAAACCGCATAAAGACCTGGTTTTTCCCAGCAAGTGATCTTGCCAGAACCAGTAGCAGTATGAGGTCCAAGTAAATTAGCTGAAGAAATTACGCTATTAGGTCCATAAGAAGTTTGACCAACAACTCCACCAACAACGGATCCGAAGAGGGTTCCGTAACCAGTGATACCATCGTCAGTTAACATGAGGGGACGACTGGACGAGCTAACTCCAGATAAAGTTCCAGTGCCAGAGAAGGTATGTGTAACTACTGGACGTCTTGGGCTACCGACCAATGGGTTGGTGTAACCATCAAAAGCATCAAAAGCAGCTTTATCAAAACCAGATTGAGTTACTCCTGGTTGTGAGTAAGAGGCAACAGAACCGAAAGTGCAGACTTCTCCACCCTTAACAGTTAAATAGTCAGTATCATAACCATCAAATTGACCAAGGGGCTGAATGCCTGGTTGTAAAAGTTTTAAAGACATTGTATTTTCCTATTATTCATAATGCAGTATAAAACTAGCATTATTGACTTACATCTTTACTTACAAAAGTTTAGATTTATTAATCTTAACAAAAATATATTTCATTATTGATAGATTTTAAAATAAAATATTATTGTCCTAATCCTGGGACAAAATCTTTAATTCCTTCAAACATTTTATTTAAAGTAGAGGTTTCATTATCAATATCTTGAACAGTCTTGCCTTTTGAGGCTGATGGAGGGGTAGTAAAAGCATCTCTGCCTAGCTCGGATTGAGTTTTACTTTGAGAAGAAGATAAATCAGCCTGTATTTTGGTAGCAAAATCATGGGCAGAAGCTAAGGTATCTAAAAGCCTTTTAACAGAAGCTCTAAATGGAGGTATTGCATTAATAACATCATCAAAATCATCGGCAGTTAAAGAAGTTTTACCACCATGTAAAAATGGAATAGAATCAATTACTGAAGTGACTCCGCCCTTTTGAGTGTGTTCAGCTTTGTAATCCGGATTACTAAAATTTTTCTCAGTAGCATCTAGGTAAGTATATAAATCAAAAGCTTCTTTTCTTAAATCTTGATAAGCTTGCATAACTGTTTGTGCTTGAGGTGTTTGGGCTAATTGAATAGTTTCTTGAGCATCTTTTGGTTTTTCTAAATTACGAATTAATGGAAGAATTTTTTCATAATTTTCCCAAAACTTTCCAAGACGAGCTTGTAAATCAGCTACGTCTTGTTTAAGTTGATTATCATATTGATGACCTACACCTAATGTAATGTCGGCAGACATTAAATCTGATAATTCATCTTGTAATCTAACATAATTAGGGCCTAATCCTTGATCAGCATCATCCAAGTGTTGCTGTAAATAGATAACTCCTAACAAACTAGCAATACCAATTAATAAAGGAAGTAAAGCTCTTTTATGAAAACCTTGATGCATTTGGTTTAAACACACATCTGCAAGAATACGTAATTGATCTTGTTTTTTATTATCCATATCGTTAGCTACTCTAACAAGCGACATTATTAAATCTTTTTCAGCATATTTAGGAGTTGGGTAAAGCAATGTCGGACGCATTGGATACATACCCTGATTAGGGGAACCGCTTTCTGGTTCTTTATATAAAATATGCATCAGAATATTTTGTCTTTCAATGTCATTTTCAACTAAACCATTAAGCTTATCATAAGAGGGAGCAATAACTACTGAATTAGGATGAGCTATTTCCATAATATTATGGTCATAATCCATATTTTTGGATTGATCAGGTTTGACATTATAAAGGGCGCCAATATCAGAAATATCCAATGAATCCCAGCGTGGATTTTTAGTATTTTGTTCAGTATGTTCGGCTTCAGAATTGGATACAAGTCCCTTTTCTTTGGCTATTTTGATAAAATTATCGAAAATCTCACTTCTTGTGCTCATATTATCTCACTAATTCTGGTAAATTATACATTTAATATGTCCTCATATTACCCTTTATTTTATTAAAGAGTCTTGATCAATAAACGAATCGACTAGTTGTTTTTTTGTTGAAAACATACGCGGAATAAAAACAACT